TCTGGATTGCACGTTCTAGCTCTCTATTGATTTTCAATTTCTGATAGTCTCTGACTTTATCAATATCCAAGTAGCCTAAGCATACTAACTCAGCAATACAGATGAGTACATCAGCCACTTCTTCGTGCAAATTTTCTTCATATTTATCATGAAATCCATATCTTTTTACTTTTGTAATAGATTGGATTAGTTCAGCACACTCTTCTGATGTAATAGTGAGAGTTAGGTCATCACTATTAATATGTGCTACTTTATCCAATCCTAAAATTATGCTTTGTGGATATTTTAACAATTCCACTACTCTTCCTATTTCTTTAAACATCTCTAGCCCTCCAATACGAAAGTAATTAACTGAGCACCTAGAATATTAGCTAAGGTTTCAGCTTCTAACTCATCAGCAAATACTTTTGCTTTTTCTGCATTTTCTTTTAAAGTGACAGAATCACTTGATGTATTAGTTACATATAATTTTCCTAACTTTACCAGATATAATTTTTCCATTTGTTTTTCTCCTTTTCTTTAGGATATAAAGTAAGCACTGCATACTGTTCTTGTGCATATGCCTCATATCCTACAATTTGATATTCATCTTTTAACTGTTCGATTAAATCCATTAGCTGCTGCATAGAATAATAATCGACTTTCTTATATACATACTTCATAGTTCCTCTAATGATATGTAGATTCCTGGAACAGCGCTCCAAAATTTTTCAATCACTTCAGAAGCCACTCTTGAATCGTTAGTGTAGAAGCCTAACTCTTCCAAAATGTCTTTTAACATCTTATTTAAGTTATCAGTATCAGGCTTTGTGTATTTATATTCGCCGTCCACTTTGTGACTTTTGTTTAAAGGAAAGCACCATTTAACAATCAACTGGCAAGCGTGATCAATCGGAGTGCTAGGAGCGTAAGGCGCGATTGCATCTCTTAACTTAACGTATGCCTGTTTCTGCTCAGGACTTTTATATACTCCATATCTTCCGATTCTATGCTCCTGCGCTGTAATTGTCGGAGGAATCATCTTTATGAAAAACTGCATTGTTTATACCTCAATTCTTTCAAAAATCACTATTTACTTGATAATGTTCATATATATAGGGGAGAGTTTCTGAACTCCCCTATATGAATATGAATCATTAGCAATAGTGAAGCGTTCATATATATATTTATATATAGTGTGAACGCTACATGTGAACGCTATGTTTTTTTGATTATTCCGTTGCTATATTCAAATCCTTTAAGTTCTTCTTTTTTTATCCATCTAGGTATAGCACCTCTTAAAGCGCTTTGTGTCTTCCCCATCATCAGCCCACTTTCAGCAAGTTCTTTTACAGTAACCTGACCATCATGATTTAACTGATCAAAAGCATTTAAGAATAATTCAATATTTTCATCCTGTTTCTTCTTATTAGTCTCGTTCATCTTTTCAAACTTAGACTTTTTCTTTGAGCCTTCAGGACGGCACCCTTTTAGCAAGTTACCATTATCCAAGAAGTGAATAGGATATTTAAAGAAGCAGTTGATAGGGTCAAAAGTAGCGAACTCTCTAAGAGTTCCAGATATCTGAAGGGCAGTGATATGTTTAGCTTCATCAACTTTTAATTCAGTAAGATACTGTAATTCGTTCATCTGTTCGAATCCAAGCATTTCAGCACAGTAATCATTCATCGCTTCAAAATCATGATCATCCGTTTTCTTAGTCTGATAGATGTAAGTCTTCCACTTAGGCACATACTTATCAAGTACAGCATGCATTGCTTCAACTCTTGCTTCATTAAGGAAGTGTTCCTTGACTTCTTTATTCATATCCAATTCAATCATATCTAGCAGCGCATCAGGGTCTCTTGCAAAGACTCCTGAGCCACTTGCACGGTCCATTGACTTCTTGCCACCTTGAGCACCCTTAGAGTGGTGATGTGCATATATGACAGATGCACCAAGTGCATCCGCTATCTTATCAAACTGATTACAGAACTTAGCCATTTCACTCGCACTGTTTTCATCCCCTGTTATGACTTTATAAATAGGGTCCACTACTACAGCGATATACTTTTTCTTTTCTGCTCGTCTTATCAGCTTTGGCACTAACTGATCTAGTGCAGGAGTCTTCCCTCTGAGATTCCATACAAAGATTCTATTTGCATTGTTGGGAGTCAATCCTAAAGTCTGATAGACATCTTTAAATCTGTGTAGGCATGATGCTCTATCCAATTCGAAATTGACATATAGCACATCTCCCTGTTTACACTGCCTGCCCATCCATTTAGTACCCTCCGCAATAGCGATACATAATTCAATTAATGAGAATGACTTACCACTTTTTGAAGGGCCAACAAGTAGCATCTTATGCCCTTGTCTTAAGATTCCCTCAATCAATTCTTCAGCATAATCGGGAAGATTAAACAATACATCAGCCAAATTTTCTTCATCGGGTAAGTCATCATTCATTGACTCAACCCATTCAACCCAGTCGGACCATGTCTCTTTTCCTGTATTGGTTTCAATGATGAACTGCTTATGATCACCACGAATGCATCCAGGCATTCTTGAAAGTCTTGATGGATTCTTATTCTGACTGTCAACTTCTAGGCCGTTCTTATCACATATCTTATATAAGTAGCTTACACGTTCTCTATATTCTTTATTATCTGAAGCATCAACCTTGACAATAGCGTGTATTGATTTAGCACCACTGTATACGACTGCAGCAACAGGCAGTTCTAACTGATGGATAATAGACAACTGCTTTCCGATATCTAAGCTATCAGATTCTACTAAAGCATATTTAAATGATGCTATGTCAGTATTTCTAACACCTTCGCCATTTAATGGATTGAAACGAATCCATGCACCTGCTGCTTGATTGTAGTCTCCAATTACTGCTCCGATATCACCGTTACAGGAGTGAAGTCCTTCAACAATCTGCCCTGCTGTCATTCTGAAGTTCCCACGATTTCCAGGTATAAACTTTCCTTTTTCATTTTCTATCGAGGAAACAACAAAACCAACATATTCGTCTGTATCGAATAGAGTAGTTAAATATCTGATTAACTCGTTTGCTGGATTCCAACTTGAATCACTAGGCTCATGTAACTCAATACTATCTATAGAGTCCTTGTCTATGATATTTCCGATTTCATCTTCCCAACCAAGAACGCCCTCATTAGGATCTATTTTTTTTGGAGGAACGAAACCACCTCTTTTAGCATAATCGAAGATTGTTCCACCTGTGACAATATCCCCTGCTGTCTCATTAAAGGAATTCCATTTTGTGAAGCACTCTCCTCTTTTGTATCTTTCTGAGTCCTGAGCACTCCAGGAATCCCAGTCACTTGCTTCATATCCTTCGTGTTTAAGGGCCATCCCAACATTAGTCCATTCCTGGTAGGAGAGTTCTGAAGGGTTGATATAGTCAAGCAGCTCTAATAGATTGTATTGTTTCATTCTTATTCAACTCCTTCTGGTTTATAAGTAGAAGCTTGTACTCCTTTTGGAATTCTCCAGCTATTTGCAGAAATTCTAGAAATCATAGAATTAGCATCCTTGAACTTCCAAGTTCCAACATTTCTAAATCCTTTTCTTTCAAGGAATCTCACTTGTTTCGGAGTGGCTAGTCCCTCTTTACTTCTTAACTTCAATCTGTCAATCAGCATTGAAGCATATCCAGCATTAGGAACTTCATTAGATTCAATCCCATGTGCTTCTAAATACTTCAACTGCTTTTCATTTGCTGGAGCGCATTCCCAGCCAAAAGAAGGAATGTAATTCTGCAAGTCTTCAGCTTGTATGCTCATTGCGTACTGCAATGGATCAACTAGCTTCTTCTTGCGTTTTCTCATTTCTTCTAGCTGCTTAGCAAGTGCTTCTTCACGTTCTTCTTGGACATCTTTCAAGGCTTCTTCCTCAGCTTCTTGGATATCCATTTCCACTCCTGCGCTGTCTTCTAGATTCTTAGTCATTTTTCTGGCAACTTCATCACTATTACAGATAAGTGATGCCGGATGACATAATTCATGTCTTTCACTGTGCCAGAGGAAATCCAATAAAAGTAAGTCTTTCTTTCCTGTCTGTGGCGATAACCTTGTACCTCTTCCAACCATCTGAGAATATAGACTTCTTACTTTTGTTGGTCTTAGTACAATGACACAATCAACGTCAGGGCAATCCCATCCTTCTGTTAATAACATAGAGTTGCAAAGGACATTGTATTTATTTTCCGCAAAGTCTTTTGTGATCTCATTTCTATCTTTGGAATTGCCATTTACTTCAGTGGCTTTGAAACCATGCTTATTTAATATTTCAACAAACTTTTGAGATGTAGAAATCAATGGAAGAAATACAACTGTTTTTCTATTCTTGCAGTATTTTTCCATTTCGCTGGCAATGCCTTCAAGATACGGATCTAGTGCGCTACCAATATCACTTGCCTTGAAATCTCCAGCACTCATTGAAACGCTTGATAAATCCAAAGTCAGTGGTATAGTTAATGCTTTAATTGGCACTAGATAACCGCTTTTAATTGCTTCTGGTAAAGTATATTCATATGCCAATGTCTGAAAGTAAGAGCCTAAGTTCTTCATATCTCCTCTGTCAGGAGTAGCAGTTACTCCAAGTACTTTTGCACTATTGAAATATTCCAGCACTTTCTGATACCCATTACTTAATACGTGATGGGCTTCATCGATGATTATTGTGTCAAAATAATCTTTCGAAAACTTATACAATCTTTTGTCACTCTGTAGTGTTTGAACACTTCCAGTAACAATTCGAAACCATTTGCCAATACAAGTCTGTTCAGCTTTTTCAACCGCACAGCCAAGCCCTGTCACTTTCTTTATTTTGTCAGATGCCTGTTCTAGTAGTTCACCTCTATGTGCCAAAATAAGAACTTTATCTCCTTTTTTAACACAGTCTTCAGCCACTTTTGCAAATACTATTGTTTTCCCACAGCCTGTGGGAAGAACGAGAAGGGTTCTTTGAGTTCCCTTCTCTTCCCACTCTGTGAAGATGGCATCATGAGCCTTTTGTTGATAATCTCTCAGCTTCATTATTTCCAGCTATTGTTTCCCCAAGCCTGTGGCTGAGTAGGTGCTGGAGCATTATTATTGATCACGAATTCTTTTACATCGTTATAAGTAGAACCGTTATATTCTCTGTGAGAAATCTTAACTGTTCCTGTTTTTCCAACAATTCCGTTCCAATCTGGACGGAACGGAACACCTTTCTGCTTCATTCCAATACATTCAAAGAATTGAGAAATCTTCCATTCAAGCGATTTATGAAGAACTAATGAAGTAATCACTTTTACTTCTTTTCCTTCATAATTAATTGTTAAAGTAATGTCTGCTTTATTGCATACAGGGAGTTTTCCATTACCTGATGTTTTAGATCTAACAAAATTATCTTTAATGATGAATTGATAAGTTCCGACAGGCAATAATGTGTATTCTTTGGCTTCGGCTGTGATTTCATCATCCCAACCCATGGCACCATCATTTTGAGGTGCTTGGTTATAATTATTCTGATTGAATCCATTCTGATTGAAGTTGTTTTGATTGTAGTTATTAAAATTGTTATCCATTTCTTAATCTCCTTTTTAAAATTGAATTTCTGATTCTATAATAAAGTCTTTTAGATTACTCCAATTGCTAGCGATAAATTCCCAGAAGTCATTAGGCATATTTTCGATTGGAGTATCTTTCGGGAAGAATCCCTTTAAGAAGATGACTTCTTTTAGTTTCTCAATTGATATACTGTCACATTTCATTAAGTCTCTTACTTTGCCAGGAATTTTCTGATATTCTTCAGAGCCAAAATCAATAGCACTCACAGGCTTATTTTCTTCAATCTGTGGCTCTTTTGGTTCAACAGGTACATTTACCTGTGTTTGTGGTTTTTCATTTACAGGAGCGCTAGAAACATTATTCAATGGTTCTTCAATGATTGGCTTAATGACTTTATAATCAAAGTCGCACATTTCTGGAAGGCCATCTCTGTTTTTGGCATCCCAACAAGCGTTATGAACTGTATACATTACTCTTCTGTTTCCTGATACTTTTGTTTTGCCTTTTTCATCTTTTGAGACGAATGTCTGATAATTTGCGAATAGAACCATATCAGCCCATTCTTTTACAAGAGGCGCAGTCTGTGAAGCAGTCTTCTTTCCTAGCTTCAATTCATATCTGTCAAAAGCACCACTTTCATCTGGTTTTTCAAATTTTCTAATCTGAGCATGTGCAGTAAGAACGACATTCACTCCACTTTCAATTACATTTTCTAATCTGTTGAGAAGTCTTCCGACTTCCTCTTTTGTGTAGACGTAGCCGTTTCCGTAACCAAAATCTTCAATACCTTTCTTTTGGTATTTATTACATATGTCTTGAACGATTAACGATTCTCCCCAGTCAATTGAGTCAATGACTAATGTTCTACAGATAGATGTATTATTCTGAATGATGTAATCAATCTCCTGTTTGAGCATTTCATAAGATGTTGGCTTAGGAAGTCTTTTAACATCCAGTGATCTTGTTGAACCTTCCGTATCAATAAATAGAGGGTCGGGAAAATGAGAAGCAAATGTTGACTTCCCGATTCCTTCAGGGCCATAAACAACTACTTTATAAGGCTTCTTGATTTTTCCTTTTGTAATTTCAAAATTCATTACCATTTCACTCCTTCCCAAGAATTAGCAACTGTTTTTGCTTCTTCTTTTGCTTCTTCTTTCTTTTCTTTTTCTAAGTTATTTTTAGCAACATAGCCATCTTCAATAATGATTGAACACTCGTCACCTGTGCTTACTCTTGTAGCGATAGCTTGTAGTCCTTCAGACTTTAGCCAAGTGCCAAACTCTGTAAGAGTGTTCATGTCCATCTGCTCTAGCTTATCTAATAGAATAAATCCACAGTTAGGATTGATTTTTCTGCAGATAGCAGTAGCCACTTTTAGCTGCTGTGAACCGCTCATGTTATCCCATTCTTGACCTAGATAAGTAATTTTTCCATCTTCAATCCCTAGCCCTTCAAGAGGTAGATCAGCATTATTTAATAAGCTAGCCTTTTCTTTTCTGATATCTTCTAATTCCTGTGACTTAGAAGCATATTCCTTTTTGAGGTCATTGGCTTCTTGCTCTGCTTTTTTCTTTTCTAGGTTCGTGCGAACCTTAATATTAGTGTCATCAATCTCTTTGATGCTTCTTTCAATTTCATCCGTAGGATTGTCTACTAGACTAGAAACTTCAACAGTCGCTTTATCTCTTTCCTTGATAACTTTCAAATACTCTTCATTAAGCGCTTTTAACTGCTTGTCCAAGTCTTCCATCTTTTCTTCAATGGCTTTTGACTTAGATTTACATTCAGCGAGATACGCTCTTTTTCTTTCATTACTTCCATTAATTGCTAGCATTTCTTGCTGCTTGGCGATTAACTCAGAAGCTGAAACAATCTTATCTGGAACATTGTCATAATGAACCATCTCTTTAGCATGTTTGAATTTCTGATCAGCGATTCTTCCGATTGCTAGGCGGTCATTGTAAACTGCCTTTTCTTTTAAATCCAATTTAGTTAACTCGTCACCAATTCCGATAATATGAAGTAATGTGTCAGCTTTTTCTTTTTCTGAACTATTCATAAACTTTGGAAGATTTAAAGCCAACTCACTAATAAATGAATCTAATAGGCTCTGACCCGCTTTCATTCCTGTCGGATCAGTGACCTTTAAGGCTGAATTCTTTCCTTTTCTTTCAACCACAATACCATTTGAAAGAGTCACTTTTAGTGATGCTGGAACATAGCTTCCTTCTCTAGTTGGTTTTGATGGCTTGTATTTGTTGCCACCAAGACACCAAGTGATGGCATCCAACACAGAAGTCTTTCCATTGTTATTATTTCCACCAATAATTGTTAATCCATTTTCAGATGGTTCAATCTGTACTGCTTTGATACGTTTCACATTCTCTAATTCAAGAGAATTGATTTTAATCTTATCCATTTAATTATTCTCCTTTATTTATTTCTAATAACAACGAGCATGTATTCAAGAATGATTAAATTCATGCTTAATGATGCAATGCTTAGAACTCTCATTCCTGTTGAATTCCAGTTATTGCCACTTACAACTCCTGAAATAAAACTGACTAAAATAATTAAATTAGATACGATGATGATTCCTTTTTCAAATCTATTCATACCCCATCACCTTCATTCTTAATTTTTGATACTTTCTAGTTCTACGAATTCTAGGAAATCCGTATTTTCTCCACATTCTTTTTAAGAACGGGATTTTCTTTCTTGGTTTTCTTCTTTCCATAGAAAACTCTCCTTTTCTGTGCTAAAATAATCACGTGGTTTTAATATTTTTTAAGGGCACACGATGGCTGTCGTGTGTTCTTTTTTTTGCGCTCATAAGCACTTAGCGCTAGGAGACCGTATACAGTAGGTATGTATAGTCAATGGAATTATCCAAAAAGAGAAATGTTAAATTATGTATTGCAGTTCATTCTACGAATTATTATTTGTCTCCTAGCCTTAGGTGCCTACGAGCAACTAAAGCTACTTATTCAATTGTCTTTCTTTTAGTGAGCTCCTCTACCACTGCTGCAATCAACTTATCTGAAGGAGCTCTATAGTAATTATTCATGTAATCCATGAAAGCTTTTCTAGGGATGTAAGTACTTCTTTTACCTGAGTCATGTTTAACTACTGACCCAGGTATTACGCCCTGTTCTATAGCGTTTAGGATGAAGTCTCTACTTTTATGGGTAATCTGCATGACTTCCTCAACGCTGATACTCCATTCATCCATGATGATCACCTCCTATCGAAGGAACTTGTTAATGAAATACTGCTGACCCTTGCCAGTAATCTTAGGTGTCTTAGTAGTGATGTTTACACCTGAGCCGTTGACGTAAGAGCCTTCCTTGATTTCAAAGAGACCTAGTTCCATAGCCTTCTGTGTAGGCATGTTGTAATCAGTGCCCTGGCGCTTGATCAGATAGCCTTTTTCTCTGAGCCATGCGAATAATCTCTTCTGACCCATGTCAATGCCATTCTGCTTTAAGATTTTTGCAAGTTCACCAACTAAGATTGATGTGTGGCTAGTGGCTACTGCATCAGCAAATAATGCTTTAGGTTTCATCTCCTCGATTACTTTATCCTTAGCAGCTAGAACACTTTGAGCCTCGATTAATGCCTTAGCCATTAGTTCTGAGCCACTCAACTCCTTCACTTGGTACTGCCCTGTTTTTCTTAGTGCTGGTAAAACTTCACTTGTTACCCATCTCTTGAATTTCTTGGCGCTTGGTAACTTGCTTGAAAGGACTAAACTGTATAGACCACTTTCGTTGATTATTGGAGTGTTTCGATTTCTACCGATAGAATCGCGAATCGCGATTGTATCTTTATCTTCACCGTCAACGTGCTTACTTAATGCATCATTTTGATTCTTATACCCAAGCACATCAGCCACATCTTTTCCGATGAACCAAGGCTCACTGTTAATCAAAAGACTTCTTACTTCGTGATTTTCAAAATTAAATAATTGTACTTCGTTCATTTCTTTTTCTCCTTTCTGAAGTTTAATTTTTTTAAACTTGTTTTGTAAAAAAATAAGACCCTATTTCATTTTCGGGAATATCGAGCATATCGCTTATTGCAATTATGTCATCGCTAGTGAATCTTACTTTATTACACATTTTTAATGATAATGTATTTTCGGAAATACCATATGCAGCAGCAAAATTTGATTGACTGCCATATTTTTCAATGATTCTACCTTTCAGTTTCCTGTAATCAAAAGCCATATTCTACCTCCTAACCCATAAATAATAAAAATACCCCAAAAACAGCAACAATAAGCCAAATGATACTTATAATTAGTTTAAAAATTTCTTTTTTCATATTGCTATTTAAAGTGAATGATGATAGTTTTATAAATAGAAAGTCATCTAAGACTTTCTATTATAAACTTAAGGACTGCTAGGAGCGAACCTATGTCCCAAACGAGCTGAGTTAATTGTGCTACCAATTTTCTCAGCTTTTTTATTTTCTTTTCCAAATCATCCACTTCATTACCTCCTTTCTGATACTAGTTTAACATTTTTAAACTACTTAGTCAATATTTTTGTTTAATTTAATTAAACCTTTTTATTGATTAGTTTACAAACCCTATATATAATATAAATAGAAAGGAGATGATGTATATGAGACCTAATGCTGATATTAAAGATAGATTAACCTCTGCTTTAAGAATTAGAAATATGACTCCAAAAGAACTGTCTAATAAGACGAATATTCCTAAATCATCCATTTCTCAATACATGAGTGGATATGCAAAACCAAAAGATGAACGACTATATCTAATGAGTCAGGCTTTAAACGTTGACCCAACATGGTTATTAGGGTATGACGTAGAAATGGAAAACAATGAAACCAAAGAAGAAGCAATCAACTGTAACAATATCTATAAACTAGACAAGATTAAACTCCCAATGTTGGGTAAGGTAGCATGTGGTGAGCCTATCTTTGCGGATGAAGACAGAGAAAGTTATATAATGATTGGTACTGATATTGGCGCTGATTTCTGTCTACAGTGCCAAGGTGACAGTATGATAAATGCAAGGATCCATGACGGTGATATTGTCTTTGTGAAGAAAACTGACATAGTAGAGAACGGAGAGATTGCTGTAGTAATCATAGATGATGAGGCTACACTAAAAAGATTCTTCTATTATCGTGAACAGAATCTAGTTATTCTGAAGCCTGAGAATCCAAAGTATCAGGATATAATCCTTACAGGTGAGCAGTTGAATCAAGTTAGGGTTATCGGAAGAGCCGTCGCTTTCCAAAGTGATGTAATATAAATTGATAGGAGGATTATAAATTATATGCAAGAAAAGAAAATGAAATATCAAAGATACAAACGTGGACAGATTGTATTGATTGACTTCAGTCCTTCTATGGGCAGTGAATTACGTGGCAAACATTTTGCAATTGTAATAACAAAGAAAGACTCCCCTAATAATGGTGTCTTGACTGTCATACCACTAAGTTCCAAAGAAAAACCTTACTATTTAGATATAGGAAATTTTGTTTCGAAACAGGTTTATCCGCAATTATTAAATATTACCAGAGAATTATATACAGCATTAGCAAATTTGGATTCATCTGATGAAAATGAATACAACGTTGAAGACGTTCAAAAAGTCATCAATAATGTTAATGAATTTAAAAAAGTCGCAAACATATACATTAACAAGAATAAAAAATCATTTGCATTGGTACAAAATATTACAACAGTAAGTAAAATAAGAATTAAAAAACCTGTAAATCATTATGATCCAATCAAAAATTTGATTGCTGATAGCCTAATTCTTGATTTAGTTGATAATAAAATAAAAGAATTATTCATCAATGATAAATAGCAAAGATATAATAACGAAATAGCAAAGATATAATAACGAGGTTTGACAATAGCTGCTTTGTGTGATAACATCTAATTGAACAAGAGCTATACGCTATTGTTATTTACACAACGGCCTAGCGCCATTGAAGGAATCTCGTTAGAGGTTCCTTTTCTTTTTACAAAAAAGCACCCTAGCGCCAACTAGGATGCTGATAGTGATACGCCAATATCACTCATATAAAAGAAAACTCGCATAAAGTCCTTTTACGTACTCAATTATATCACGATTGGCACGTTTAAGGCAAATTACAACTGAAAGGACGTGTCATATTATGCCTAGAAACTCTAGATTTAGACGTAGACCGAATAATAGCGGTACCGTGGTTAAATTATCGGGTAAGAGAAGAAACCCCTTCTGTGCTCGTGTTATGAGCGATGAACGTGACATCATAACAGGCAAGAAGAAACAGATATGTGTAGGCACCTTTGCCACTAGAGAAGAGGCATTGAATGCCTTATCCCTTTACTCATTAAAGAGATCAAGCAGCATAACAAACGAGGAGGCTAGAAACCTTGCTCCTGATCTGTTTGACAGAATACAGGAAAAGACTCAGAAGCGAGTGCCAACATTCAAAGAAATCTTTACTATCATAGACAATGAAACCTTTATTAAGAGAACTGAAAAAGGACACAAGAATATTCTGAACGCTTTTAGCCACCTTGATAGGTTGTCAAATATGCCTGTCAATATAATCACGTTAAGAGACATGCAGAACATATTTGATGAAATGGATACTGGTGTAAGTGTATAGAGAGATATGAAGTACATCTGTGTCAAAGTCTTCGAGTATGCAGTAATGCACAAATATATCAGTAGAGACGATGATTATTCTACTTATATAAAAATAAAGAGCCTTCCTAAGTCAACAATGCATAAAGCATTTACACTTGATGAAATAAAGAAACTCAAGAAACTAGATACACCAGAAGCGCATGTGCTGCTTATTTATATTTATACCGGGTGTAGGCTTTCTGAACTCCTCTCACTTGATAGAAAACAGATACACATAGACGAGCCTTGCAATGATGATGGAGTAGAAAGAAAAATCAGTTATATCATTACAGGGTCCAAGACAGAAGCCGGAAGAAATAGAATCATTCCGATTCACGAAGGAATCAAGCAGTATGTCATTGATGAACTGATTAATAAGAAAGAAAGACTATTTGATTCTAAGCGCACATGGTTTTACATGACTGTACTCTATGCCCTCAATGATCATCTAGGCATGAACCACAAGATGCATGATACAAGAGATACTTTTGCTTCTCTTTGTCAGCTTTACAATATTGATATTTATATACGTAAGAAGGTTCTTGGGCATAAGCTGAATGATATCACCTTTGATATCTATACTAATGCCTCTAAGAATAAGTTATGGACAGAAATCAACAAGATAAAATTCTAGCGTTCCATGAGCGTTCCGAAAGCGTTCCACATGGTACTTGATAAATAGAACTCAGGATTATATAATTATGTTGTTGTAAATATGCGTCTCCTTTCTGCAGCTATTACAACAAACCAAAATCTTTATTATTTTTCTTATATGAGAGAGCCGACTTTTGTCGGCTTTTTTATTATATTATGATATACTTATTACGTTAGCGGTTGAAGCACTCTAAGTGAGCCTACCTGCGGAAGCCACTTCAAGGAGTGGCTTTTCTTGTTACTGATTTGTTACTAGTTGAGCACCTACTCAGTGGCACATCATATATTTATAATGCTCTTTTTAGTATAAGAAACATCGAAATTAAAATGAAAAATCTATCATTGTTTACTGATATTTTTTATATAATATTCCCTTAGTTATATCAATATACATTGACATCTATATAATTTTATGATATACTATAATCAAGAAAGGAGGTAAGGAAAGTGGAAAAGAAGTTAAAAAAAATGCTTCGAATATTGGACCTATTCGAAGCGCTAGTGATTAAAATCATTTCCTTGGTCGGATGGATTTTGATTCTAATCAAACTATTTAACTAAGTAGGTTGAGAGGCTTGTCCTCTCTTCCTATCACTATTATAAAACCACTTTTAAAAGAAAACAATGGAAAAATTAATTTTAAAAGCTATCGAATTGATTGGACTTATTGCAGTATTAGTATTCTTGATTTCAAAATTATTCTAAGGGAGGTATAACCGTGTCAACTGAAGCGCAGAAGAAAGCTAGCGCAAACTATGCTAAGAAGATGACGAAATGTGTCAATCTTGCATTCAATAAGAAAACAGATGCAGACATTCTAGAAAAACTTGATCATGTCGAATCTAAAATGGGTTACATTAAAAAACTTATAAGAGATGATATTGAGAAAGCAAAAAAGGACCAGAGCAATTAAGCCCTGGTCTTTTCTTATGCTTTAAATTGTTGTGTAGTCGAGATTTAGTCGAAATTAAGTCGAGTTTAGTCAACATCTTTATGAATAACCTCATAATAAAACTTAAATTAGACTTTTTTCAAATACTTTCTAGCAACCCAACCGCTTGGAATCTTTGCCCAATCACCATCGAATTTAGACACAGTAACACGAGTGCCATAATTTAGACAGCCGTCCTTATCGTAATCGTGGGCTTTAGCATTCTTAGTCAATTCCTCATATGTCTTTCTTCTATAGTTAGCCCCTGGTCCTGTTCTGACACTTAAATCACTAGCAGTAATCATATAAGTACCTAGAGTACTAGATGCATTGCTCTGTGGCTTAGGTGTAGGAGTTTCAACATGTTCGTTTACACTCTTATTTAAGATACCCTCTACAATTGCCTTTGCACATAAGTCACTATTCCACTTCACTTTATCAATAGCGTTGTCAACAAAGCAGCACTCAACTAGAAGTGCTGGAGAATTAGTCTTTCTCAACACATATAACTTTGTAGATGTTTTAACACCTCTATTTCTAATACCTAGAGTGTTAGAAATATTCTTGACGATTCTTTCAGCTTCATCTTTGGCTTTTGAGTTGTCGCTATAGACATATACCTCTGTACCTGTTCCGCCTCCAGCGTTGAGATGAATAGAGACATCTAAGTCAACCTTATGATCATTACACTTATTTACAATTGCTTTTAAGTTAGAATTCTGGTCTTTTCCATTATCATCAGTACAGTCATATACTGTATGTCCGTTTGCTCTTAGCAACTCAATGACTTTATTTTTAACTTTTCTGTCTTCATTGACTTCGTCTAATAATCCACTTGCTCCACGACATTTTAAGCTATGTCCACCATGTACGTTAAAATTCATACTTTATACCTTCTTTCTTATAATTCAATTCCTTCGATTTCCGCTCTAATCTTAAGAGTGCGAATATAATTTCCTAAATGCTTCTTTTGCTCCTTGAGTAACTCAAGCGAACATCTAGGAATGACTGTCAAAGTACGTGCTTCGTATTTGACAGTCATATCATCTAACTTGTCATATCTGATTTTAGCCTGCCAGTATTCCGCTTTGAATCTGTCCTTATAATCAGAACTATTCATAAGTTCTACAGTGTCTTGTAATTCCATTGGTTAGTCCTCCATCTTAATACATCTGTTTTCTAATTTTTGATAAGCGTCAAAGTATAATTCTTTTTTATCTCCATTATAAGTGCACTCGAAGTACATGCCATCAAGAAGTGTAGTTGATAGTAGTGCCTTATTGTTCTGAAGTGTCTTGCATACCCACACTACATAGATATCGAAATCCTGTGGATCTTCTAGATGTTCTTTTGTATATCTTCTTACTTCTTCAACTGCAATCTTTAGAAATTCGTCATTACCCATTGTTATTCTCCTTGTTGATAGCGTTTTCTGCTACTTCTAAGCCTTTAGTTAAAACAGATGGTACATTGTCTCCGGCTTCCACAAAATTCTCAATGATGCTTCTTAATTCATTGATAATGAGAGATGCCAATGTAAACCATCCCACATAAGTTGTGATAGTCAAATCGATATTAATTGTTTGTCCAATCTCGATGAAAATCGCTGATGCGAGAAAAGCAACGAGTACCATTAACCAGTACCCTAACTTTTTCCATACACCACGCACTCCCTTGACGCTGTTGTCTTTTCCTGTTAGTCGTGATTTTCTAACTCCTGTGATGTAGTCGA